CTCTTCTGTCCCTTACGTCTCGGCATAACGCGGTGCTTACGCCGGCGGAGCTCCGTTTTCACGGGGATTTTACAGCTCTGGGCAGGTTCGACGATGTCCTCATCAACAACAACCGGTTGGGCGACCTGCGGTTCAGGTCGCTCAACCATGTTGCTAGGTGGGGACAGGTGGGCACTAAGGTCCTCAGCTACGTCTCGAAGCCATGATCGAAAGATGTCATGTCTAAAGCCAGGGACGGCGAGTTGAAATTCCTCAACCATCCAATCAGGCGTGTGAACATTTTCACCATCGATCACTCCATTGGGGTACTGGACGAGCTCTTCATACTGAGCGTTCCAGATCCCATGGAGGTTCCTAAAGCGATATTGGTGTGGGAGAATTCGCACCACTGAACTAACGAACTCTCCGAGCACCGGTGTAGACCGGTCGCTCAAGTAATAAGCATAAGCCTTCTCACATAACTTTGTGAGATCAGTAGTGCGCGTGTCCATATTCACACACAAGTGGAATTTGGATAGCGCACGCAGTGGATCACTCATGCTCGTGACGTCTCCAAACCAGACTTCGGGTCCATATATCCGGTTCAGAAATTTGACGCCCCTCGACCCCCTTGGGATCGGCTCAATATCTAACTTCAGGCCAAGCTTTGTCGCAGCTCGCACATACACGGATGGTTGGAGATCAGGCGTTATACCATCATCTCCACCATACATGCCCAGGCGGGTATAAGCTTCAGCTGCACTGACGTATCCGCCAGTGGGAAGCTTAGTCATCCTCCAGGCCAGGAAAGCGGTGAATGCATTAACCAGCGAATTGAACGTGCTAGTTTCCGGCGAGCCAGATAACCTGGCTAGGCCGGAATTGTAGTGTACAGATTCGTCGTTCACACTGATATAGCAGTCCACACCGCATTGGTCCCTTAGCAAGGTAAGCAGCTCATCCGTATATTCCGGTCGGAAAGCTGCAAGAATACAGCGCTTTTCCAACGCTCTAGCCACCTCACTAATGGTTCCATCAAACCTGGAGAAATCGGTGTTACTAATCTGCTTTGCTGATGAGCAGACAGATCCAACTCTACATGCTACATCCAACGGGGTCTTGCCAAACGCATACCATGGCTGGCACTTAATGACCTCATCAGTGAATGCATACATGAAAGTGGAATATCGGTATTTCCGTGATCCTTCAATAGTGGTAATAATGCGGGGGTCAGAACACTTTCCATATGCTTCTCGCTTCATAAAATTCTTACCCACATTCTTGCCCTCGACAAATTCTGCCTGCTGCAAAATCCGTCGTTGCGTCGGGCGGTCCTGTCTGGCATACACCTCTTCATACCCGTAGGGTATTAGAGACTGTTTCTTCACACCAGCAGTGCCCAACAGGATTCTAGAAAACTCATCGATCGCCCGGCTCATAAACCGATCAACCGAAGTAACACTTT